GGTGGATATCGTATTGTTATGATTGATTCTTATTTTGAAACTGAAGGCGTTACATTTGCACGAACCGAAGACGAAGCAGATAACATTGCCGAAGATTGGGTGATGCAAAATGACGCCGTTTGATTTCGTAGAAGCAATATCATATACAAAGAAAGATGTTTTCAAAGAAGAGGGTGTAGAGAGAATCTATGCCCCATTCATTGTCAACCGAGGGCTATCTTTTTTTAGTGATACTGTACTCTATGCAAATGAAATGAATCTCCGACCAACTCTTGACAAAAAACCTCAATTTGCCTATTTGCTAAATAGTATCAGACCACGAAAGCGTTACAGTAAGTGGTTCAAAAAGGAGAAAACTGAGAAGTTAGATATTATATCTGAGTATTTTGGCTATAGCACATCCAAGGCAAAAGATATCATTAAAATTCTCACCGATGAGCAAATAAAAACAATGAAGGCAAAATTAGAAAAAGGTGGAACCACCACCAAGGAGAGAAAAACATGAGTTTTGGTGTTGAAAATTTATTGGAAATAATTCTAAAAGAAGAAGATGACTTCCTCAAAGTACGCGAAACACTTACCCGTATTGGAGTTGCTTCTAGAAAAGAAAAGAAACTCTACCAATCTTGCCATATTCTCCATAAGAAAGGCAAGTATTATATTGTACACTTTAAAGAACTTTTTGCCCTTGATGGTAAATCAACCGACTTTGATGATAACGATTTAGGTAGAAGAAATACAATTGCCAAATTATTGGAAGAATGGGGTTTGTTAAAGATTGCAAATAAAGATGCCGCAGAATATCCTGTAGCACCACTTTCACAGATTAAAATTCTTTCCTACAATGAACGCGATGACTGGGAACTAGTTACAAAATACAGTATTGGAAATAAGAAAAGAATTTGACAAACACATCTATATGTGTTACAATTCCTTTGATGATAGGTTAATCATCGTTTCTTTAATTTGACTTGATAAGGAGCATTACTATGGCATTTGTTAAAACTGGTAAAACACAAGTTGAGAGCCTTGTTTCTTTCCTGCGTGGAAAGAATCGTGGAATTTCTGCACCACAGGCTCAGGCACTCTTTGGTGTCAAGAACCTCCGTGCCCGCATGAGCGACCTGCGTGAAATGGGTTATCGTGTTCGTACCGCAATCAACACCGAGGGACGCACCACTTACTTTGTTTCTCGCCGCATGATTTGGCAATCGTAATCAATTTTTTGTAAAAATTGTATAAATAAGAATGTCACGCCCATTTGGGGTGGCATTCTTATAACTCGCTTAACTAAGGAGAACTACTATGACACAACTACCTACATTTTTTGGTAAAGATTTTGACAAGTTTTTTGTTGGATTTGATGACCAATTCAATCGTCTTGCAAAAATGCATGATGATCTTACAAAGCACATCCCTAACTATCCCCCATACAACATTCGTAAAGTAGATGACAATCACTATGTCATTGAGATTGCCGTTGCTGGATTCTCAAAGTCTGAGATTGATATTGAGTTTGCGGATGACAAGTTGATTGTTAAGGGCAATGCTCAAGACGATAACAATGCAACCGATTGGCTTTACAGAGGAATTGCGGCTCGCAATTTTACACGCACATTTGCACTTGATGACAAGATTGAAATCAAGGGAGCGGCTCTAGTCAATGGTATGCTTAAGATTGCACTTGAGAAAATTATTCCAGACCATAAGAAGCCAAAGAAAATCGAAGTAAGCGAAGAGCCTTCAACTGTATCTGAGTATGCTTCTAAGAACAAGCCACAATTGCTTGTAGAAGAGGATGCAGATGAAGATTCTAAATAAAATTTGGGAGTTTCTTGCTGGCATTGGAGAATCTGTAGCGGCAGCCCGTCAAGCACAAGCAGATTACTACATCAAGAATAGCCGTCATGGCGGATGGGAGTAATCATGAACTGGTGGCCATATACCGATGAAGAATGGGAAGAACTAAACTACCCAAAATAAAAGTAAACATGGGGGGCAGTCATGCCCCCTTTTAATTGGAGATGAATATGAACAACATTAAATTGTTTCGTTTAGTTACTGGTGAAGAAGTTGTAGGCGAGAGTGTAGGTAATGATCAAGACGAAACTTACACAATCAAAAATCCATGTGCCATTGGCTTGACAATGGGTCCAAACGGGCAACCGTCTTTAAGTATGCAACCATGGTTGATTTTTTCCGATCAAAAACAAGTTACCATTAAAGATACTCATGTATTATTTACAACTACTGTTGACATTAAGATTCTAAACAAGTATAATGAAATCTTCGGATCAGGAATCGTTATTGCTCAACAGAAAATTGTATCTTAATGAAATTCTATACACACTTTACTCGTCACGGTAATTTTATTCTAGAACGCGGTTATGAAAACGGTAAGCGTTATAATCGCAGAGTAGAATACAATCCAACACTTTTTGTGCCATCAAAAAATGAAACAGAGTTTAAAACTCTAGAGGGTTACTTTGTTTCTTCAATTGAGATGGGCACTATGCGTGATGCTGGTGAATTTGTAAAGAAGTATAGTGAAGTTGATAATTTTCCAATCTATGGCTCTACAAATTATCCATATGTTTATATCAACGAACAATATCCAGATGAAGTAATTTATGATCGTGAACTTATTCGCATTGCTAATCTAGATATTGAGGTTGGTTCTGAGAATGGGTTTCCTGAACCAGACAAAGCCAGCGAACCAATCACCGCCATCTCACTTAAAGTTAATGATATAATTTATGTCTTTGGTTATGGTGACTACAACAATCGCCGTGATGATGTAGAATATCGTAAGTGTCGAGATGAAAACAATCTCATTGAAAGATTTTTAGATGAGTGGGAAAGATTGTCGATTGATATTGTGACTGGCTGGAATATTCAATTCTTTGATATACCATATCTTTACAATCGTATTAATCGCTTGATGGGTGAAAAAACTGCGAAGCGCCTTTCGCCATACAAATTAATTGGTGAGCGAACTACAACAATTCATAACAAACAACAGATAGCATTTGATCTTGTTGGCATTTCTATTTTAGATTATTTAGAACTTTATAAGAAGTTTACTTATTCTCAACAAGAATCTTTTAGACTTGACCACATTGCATTTATTGAACTTGGAGAAAAGAAACTTGACTACTCAGAATACGAAACATTACATCAACTGTATAAACTTGACTATCAAAAATTTATTGACTACAACATCAAAGATGTGGAACTTGTCGATAAGTTAGATGAAAAGATGAAATTGATTGACATGGTACTTGCGCTTGCATATGACGCAAAGGTAAATATGACTGATGTGTTCACGCAAGTACGCATGTGGGATACTCTTACTCACAATGCTTTGTGGAAGAAAGGCATTGTAGTTCCACAGAAAAAACATACCTCTAAAAGTGAAAAGTATGAAGGTGCTTATGTAAAAGAACCGGCGCCAGGTAAATATGATTGGGTTGTATCGTTTGACTTGAACTCACTCTATCCGCATTTGATTATGCAATACAATGTGTCACCAGACACGATTGTTAATGGTATGGTAAAAAATGTAACAGTTGATGGTCTGCTTGATGGCACTTATGATGCAGTTGGCGAATATTGCATGGCAGCCAATGGTCAGCATTTTCGAAAAGACATTCAAGGATTTTTACCTAACATGATGCAGAAAATGTATGATGATCGTGTTCTATATAAAAAGAAGATGATTGAAGCACAAAAAGAATTAGAAAAAGTTAATGCACAGTTGAAGGAGTTATCATGATTCAAATGTATGAAAAAATTCTACCCGAAAGTTTTTGTAACTATGTGATTGATAAATTCGATAATGAAAAAGACGAACATGATAAATCTCATAGCATGTTTGATCAATTAGAAATTGATCATTGGAAAGATGAAACGAAAGATTTGATTGAACTTACCAAAGGTGTTGCAGAACATTATTCTAAACACTATGATGCTTTGAATATGATGCCAAAGCGTAGACGCATTGAAGCATATAGAATTAAAAGATACGAACCAAATAAACAATGTTTTCCTTTGCATGTAGATGCGGTAAGTGTAGAATCATGTACCAGATACCTTGCATTTTTATTCTACTTAAATGATAGCGAAGCCGGCACTAAATTTTATACACCAAATGGTACTGAAGATTTGACTTTTGAAGCAAAACAAGGTAACATATTAGTGTTTCCTCCTATGTGGATGTTTCCTCATGAAGGATTAATGCCAACTCAAAAACCAAAATACATTATGAGTACATACTTTCACTATGTTTGAAAAAACAGAATTACTTAAGCGTAAGAAGCAATTAGAAAATGAAATCTCACGCTACAAAAATCTTCAACTTGCCAAGAAGGTTCAGTTGAACTCTGCCTATGGTGCGTTAGGTAATGAATACTTTCGCTTCTATGATTTGCGCCAAGCAGAAGCCATTACACTCTCTGGCCAACTTTCTATTCGTTGGATCGGTGAGCAATTGAATAGATACATGAATAAATTATTGAAAACTGAGGGCGTTGATTATGTTATTGCCTCGGATACGGATTCTGTATACCTTCATCTTGGTCCGTTGGTGGATATGGTGTACGGAAAGAAGAATACAGAAAAAGAAAAAATTGTTGACTTTATCGACAAGGCTTGCCAAGAAAAAATAGAACCATTCATTGATAAGGCATATGACGAACTCGCAAAACGAATGAATGCATATGATCAAAAAATGCAAATGAAGCGAGAAGTCATTGCTGATACTGGCATTTGGACTGCAAAGAAGCGTTACATTTTAAATGTTTGGGATTCTGAAGGTGTTCGTTATTCTGAAGCAAAACTTAAAATGTCTGGTATTGAAGCAGTCAAATCTTCTACGCCAATGTCTTGCCGAGAAAAAATTAAAGAAGCACTTAAGATTATTATGAAAGGTGATGAAGAAACCTTTCAAGCATTCAATGCAAAATTTAAAGAACAGTTTAAAACTTTGTCTTTTGAAGAAGTTGCATTTCCAAGAGGCGTTTCTGAGTTATCTAAATATGATAACAAGAACTCAGTTACATTGTACCCTAAAGGCACACCGATTCATGTTCGCGGTAGTTTAGTGTACAATCACTTTCTGAAAGAAAAAAAGTTAGAAAAGAAGTACCAACCAATTAGTGATGGCGATAAGATTAAGTTTTGTTATATGAAAGTGCCTAATCCAATGAAAGAAAATGTGCTTTCAATTCTAAATGTATTGCCGAAAGAATTTGGTGTAGAAAAATATATTGACTACGATACACAATTTGAAAAAGCATACTTAGAACCACTTAAGATTATCGTTAATACATTTGGTTGGAATCCAGAACCAGTTGCATCATTAATGGAGTTATTTAAATGACTACAATTCCACAAGAATATCTTCTACCAAGATCACAAGAAGACTTTGGTTTCAGCGCAGTTGATGAGGCAGAATTAACACCTGTTATTAATCAAGATACACTTGAAACATCTGTTATTCGCGAAACTGTAGGCGCATCAGTTGAAGGCATTTCTCGCCTTGAAAGTAAAATGGATAGCATTCTTCAGTTATACAACGAAGGCAAGTTAGGGCTTGATGCCGAAAGAGTAAGACTGCATGAAGAAACTACAGGCAAACTCAAAGAGTTAGAAGAATTGATTATGCCATTGCTCGTAAATCTTATGAAGAATCCAGAGAAAGAGTATATTTACTGGCCAAACAGAACCGATAAAATCAAAGAACAGATCGATAAGGTTCTAGCACTTACTAGAGGCTAAATGTTTTTTGCGATACTAACACTAATTTGTGCGATTGCAGTTTCAGCAATTGCGGCATACTATTCCGTAGTAGGATTAATCGCAATTTTTGCGGCCGCACCTTTGCCTATCGCACTAATGGGTGGATCGCTAGAAGTTGCAAAACTTGTAACTGCATCTTGGCTATATCGTAATTGGAAAGAAGCACCAAAACTTTTGAAGTATTATTTCACAGTTGCGGTTGTGGTTCTTATGATCATTACATCATTAGGTATTTTTGGGTTTCTTTCAAGAGCCCATATCGAAGCAAATCTAAATGTCGGTGAAAATTCAATTCAGTTGCGAGTATTAGAAGAAAAAGAAAAAATTACAAAAGAAAGATTGCAATTCTTATTGAAAAGAGCAGGCGATGATCCTGATAAAATTTCTCGTAAAACCGCCGATCAAATTCAACAAACGCAAGATGAATTGATTTCAATTCAAAAAGAAAAATTGCCTTTGCTAAAAGAAGAAAATAAAATGATGGCAGAGGTAGGACCACTTAAGTATATTGCAGAGTTGATTTATGGTAGTGATGCAGAAAATCATTTCGATGCCGCAGTTCGTTTTGTTATAATTCTTTTGATCTTTGTATTTGATCCACTCGCAGTTCTACTTATTATCGCAGGTAACTATTCTTTGAATCAAGCAAGACAAACCAAACCTATACCTGAAGAAAAAGAAGAGTTCATTAAAGGACTAGATAATATAAAGAAGAAAATTGATCTTACATCATTAGGACCTATTCCAATGAACAAAGAGGAAATAGAGCAGAAAACAAATTTATTTAAGTGAGGTAATTATGAAAATTGGGTTTCAATGTTCGTCATTTGATTTGCTTCATGCAGGGCATGTAACTATGCTTAAACAAGAAAAAGATTTATGTGACTATCTTAAAGTAGCACTTCAAGTTGATCCAACAGTAGATCGCCCCGGCATCAAAAACAAACCAGTACAATCCATTTATGAACGCTATGTGCAATTACAGGCGTGTCGTTATGTTGATGAAATTTTGGTATATGATACTGAAGAAGACTTATTAAATTTAATTAAAACACAAGAAATGCACATTCGCTTTCTAAGTGAAGAATATTATGGTAGAGATTTTACTGGAAAGCAATATTGTATTGACAATGGGATTGAAATACATTATCATAAGAGACAACACAAATATAGTTCTAGTGATCTAAGAAATAGAATATATGAGTTGGAGTTAGCAAAACGCACAGAGAAAGGCAAAGATGAACCTGCCATAGAGCAACATTCTCCAACATTGCTTGAAAAATATTTAAACGAATTTAGTAAAAACTCTGAGAGGTAAATTATGGGAAACTTTTTCACAGACTTAGTAGAGCAGTTAAAAGATGAAGATACAAAAATTCTTGCTGAAGGCGGAGCATCCGCTGAGTTTAGCGGTTGCATCGATACTGGTTCGTATGCTCTTAATGCTTTGCTTAGTGGCAGTATCTATGGCGGTGTGCCTAACAATAAAGTAACTGCATTTGCAGGTGAATCTGCAACAGGTAAAACTTTTTTCATGTTAGGAATTGTAAAGCAATTCTTAGATGCAAATCCTGAAGGCGGTGTCATTTACTTTGATACTGAAGCCGCAGTCACAAAAGGCATGATGGAATCTCGTGGCGTAGATACAAAGCGAGTTGTGATCTCTGAACCAGATACAATTCAAAAGTTTCGTCATACTGCATTGCAGATCATTGACAAGTACTCTGCACAACCAGAAGCAAAACGCAAACCAATGATGATGGTGCTTGATTCTCTTGGTCAGTTGTCTTCTACGAAAGAGATGGAAGATACTGCTGAAGGTAAAGAAACAAAAGACATGACCAAAGCATCCATTCTCAAAGCAACCTTTCGTGTACTCAATCTAAAACTTGCAAAGATCGGTGTGCCTTTGCTTGTAACGAACCATGTGTACGATGTTGTTGGTGCATACATTCCAACCAAAGAAATGTCTGGTGGTTCTGGTCTGAAGTATACTGCATCGACAATTGTGTTTTTGTCCAAAAAGAAAGACAAAGATGGTACTGAAGTCATCGGTAACATTGTCAAAGGTAAACTTGTTAAGTCTCGCCTCACAAAAGAAAACAGTATGGTTGAAGTTAAAATTACCTATAGCACAGGGCTTGATCGATACTATGGTTTGCTTGACATTGCTGAGAAGTATGATATAATCAAGAAAGTATCTACAAGATACGAATTGCCTGATGGTTCTAAAGTTTTTGGTAAAGCAATTAACGAAGAGCCTGAAAAGTATTTCACCAAAGAAGTTCTTGATAAAATTGACGAAGCATGTAGAAAAGAATTCTTATATGGTCAAGAAAGCGCAGGAGTATCTGAAGATGAAGAGTTGATGGAGGAAGAAGCATGAAGTATGGAGAAGATTTTCGCATCACAGATAAACTGTACACATATAAAACAGAACATGATTTAGCAAGTATCGAAATTCTTACTGGTGTTTATGAAGGAGTTGAATTCACATTTGGATCAATTCATGTTGATGAAAAAATTGAAGAGGGTGAAGCAACAGTCTCATTCGATTACACCGTGCATAGTAATGATAAGTTAGAAGGCGATAAAGATTTTGAAGTTGTGCTTGGTGAAGTTATGAATTCTTTATTACTGCACAGTCTAGAGGAAGCAGAGAAGGAATATGAGCGTAGAAAAAAAGATACTGAAACACCTGATCAATGATGATGAGTACACACGCAAAACTTTACCCTTTTTGCGTGGTGAATATTTTTCAGATCATTCCGAGAAAACTGTATACGAAGAAATTCACAGATACATTACAAAGTATAACACACTACCTACTACAGAAGCAATCTCAATTGAAATTGATAAGAGAACAAATCTTACTGGTGATCAGCATAAAAAGATTACCTCTCTTATACAAGAACTTGTTGGCGCAGAGTTTGACAAAAAAGATACTGTATGGCTTGTAGATGCAACAGAAAAATTCTGCCAAGAAAAAGCAATCTACAATGCCATCATGGAATCAATTCAGATTCTAGATGAGAGCGGAAAGAGTAAACATGACAAAGGTGCAATTCCTACAATTCTATCTGATGCACTTGCCATATCTTTTGATAACCATGTTGGTCATGATTTTCTTGACGATGCACAAAGCCGGTATGATTTCTATCATAAAATTGAGAAGCGCATACCTTTTGACCTTGACTATCTTAACAAAATTACAAAAGGTGGGCTTCCAGAAAAAACTCTAAACATTATTCTTGCTGGCACTGGTGTTGGTAAGTCAATGTTCATGTGCCATTGTGCCGCATCAAATCTTACACTCGGCAAGAATGTTTTGTATATCACACTTGAAATGGCTGAAGAAAGAATTGCAGAACGAATCGATGCGAATCTATTGAATGTTGATGTTGATAAACTAGCCGCGTTGCCTAAAGAATCTTATTTAAAGAAAATTGAAAGACTAAAAGAAAAAACTCTAGGTCGATTGATCATCAAAGAATATCCAACTGCAAGCGCCAGCGTCACTCACTTCAAGCATTTGCTAAATGAATTGAAATTAAAAAGACAATTTATTCCTGACATTATCTACATCGACTATTTGAATATTTGTGCATCAGCAAGAATCAAGCATGGTTCAAATGTCAATTCGTATTCATACATTAAAGCGATTGCAGAAGAGTTGCGCGGGCTTGCAGTTGAACATGGCGTAGCAGTTATTTCAGCAACACAAACTACAAGAAGTGGTTATTCAAATTCAGATGTTGACTTGACAGATACCTCAGAATCATTTGGTCTGCCTGCAACCGCAGACTTTATGATTGCACTTATAAGTACTGAAGAGTTGATTGATCTTAATCAGATTATGGTAAAGCAGTTGAAAAATCGTTATAGCAATCCTGACACAAACAAGAGATTTGTGCTTGGTGTTGACAAAGCAAAGATGAAGTTATATGATTGTGAACAGTCTGCACAAAATCACTTGAATGATAGTGGGCAAGAAGATGATACGCCCATGTTTGACAAATCGGACTTCGGAAGAAGAGATAAACAAAGAAATTTTGAGGGGTTTAAAATATGAGAACTATTCCAGAAATTGTAGCAGAAATGAGATCGTTGATCGAAGAACTTGAAGAACATGTTGGCAAACCACCAGAAAAGAAACTAGATGATACAATCATTTCGTTTCCGTCATATGACGAATACTCTTATGGTGCAGGGCAACCTACTATTAATCTTTCTATGGAAGAATTTGACAATATGAACAA